AAGTGCAACAGATATGGATTATAGAGGAATTAAAAGAAGAAGGCGTGGTAGATCTCTAACAATATTAACTGGGTCTGCAGGCGTACAAGAAGGTGCAACTTTAGGCACACCAACTCTTCTAGGATAAATAATGGGTGAAACAGATTTAGTAAAAGATCTCTTAAAGAGATTTGGAAAACTAGTAACACAACGTCAAACTTGGGAATCGCATTGGCAAGAAGTTTCAGATTACATGATGCCAAGAAAAGCAGATGTTACTAAAAGAAGATCACAAGGCGACAAACGATCTGAATTAATATTTGATTCATCTCCATTACATGCTGTTGAATTATTATCAGCATCACTCCATGGTATGCTTACTAATCCTGCAACACCATGGTTCTCATTAAAATTTAAACAATCAGATTTGATAGATGAAGATACCGCAAACGAATGGCTGCAAGATGCAACAGATAAAATGTATGAAGCATTTAATAGATCAAATTTTCAACAAGAAATATTTGAACTGTATCACGACTTAATTACTTTTGGTACAGCAGCAATGTTTATTGAAGAAGATGAAGATGACATTGTTAGATTTTCAACAAGACATATTGGTGAAATTTATATTTCAGAAAACAATAAAGGAAAAGTAGATACAGTATATAGAAAATTTAAATTAACAGCACGAGCTTGTATTCAACAGTTTGGAGAAAAAAGTGTTTCTAAAACAACAAGAGGTATTGCAATAAAAGATCCTTACGAAGAAATAACAATCCTACATGTTGTTTATCCAAGAGATAATTACGATCCTAGAAAAAAAGATAATAAAAATATGCCATTTGCTTCTTGTTATATTGAACCAAATAATAAACATGAAATATCACAATCAGGATTTAATGAGTTTCCTTATGTTGTGCCACGTTATTTGAAAGCATCTTTTGAAATCTATGGTCGTTCTCCTGCAATGACTGCTTTACCAGATGTTAAGATGTTAAATGAAATGTCTAAAACAACTATTAAAGCTGCACAGAAACAAGTAGATCCTCCATTATTAGTTCCTGATGATGGATTTATATTACCCGTTAGAACAATACCAGGTGGATTAAATTTTTATCGTGCTGGTACAAGAGATAGAATTGAACCATTAAATATTGGTGCAAATAATCCATTAGGTTTAAATATGGAAGAGCAAAGAAGAGCAGCTATTAGAGATGCTTTTTATGTTAATCAATTAATGATGCAATCTGGTCCACAAATGACTGCAACAGAAGTTGTGCAACGTAATGAAGAAAAAATGAGATTACTTGGTCCAGTTCTTGGAAGATTACAATCAGAATTACTTAGACCACTTATTGATAGAACATTTGCTATTCTACTTAGAAAAAAATTATTTAAACCAGCACCAGATTTCTTAGCTGGTCAAGACATACAAATTGAATATGTATCTCCACTTGCTAAAGCTCAAAGAGCTTCTGAGCTACAATCTATTATGAGAGCTATTGAAATATTTGGTTCACTTGCAAACATTGCTCCAGTATTTGATCATGTAAATATTGATAACCTTGTTAGACATTTAGCTGATATTGTTGGAGTTCCTGCTAAGGTATTAAATTCTAGAGCAGAAATAAATGCTATTAGACAACAGAAACAACAACAACAAGAGCAAGCAATGCAAATGCAACAAATACAACAAATTGCACAAGCTGGCGGATCTGTAGCACCTTTAGCAAAAGCATTACCTGATGAGGCTAAAGCACTTGTTGCACCACAAGAATAACAACTGAAAGGAAAATAAATGGAAGAACAAATAAATAAATTAAAAGAAGAATATAAAATAGTTTTCGGATCTGATCATGGCAAGATAGTCATGGAAGATTTAGAAAAGAGATGCCACTATAATGCTACCACTAATGTCAGAGGGGATAGCCATGAAAGTGCATATATGGAGGGACAACGCAGCGTTCTTCTATTTATTAAAAACATGCTGCTTAATGATAAACTAAAAGGAAAATAAAATGTCAGAAATACAGACAACTGAGGTAACTCAGCCTGTTGCAACTGATCAAACAACAACTGCAACAGCACAACAAATACTAAGTTCAACACAACAACCAACACAACCTGTATCTGGTAAGACTTGGAAAGAAGCTATTTCAGAAGAATACAGATCTAATCCAAATATAGAAAAGTTTACTGAAATTGATGCACTAGCTAAAAGCTATATCAATGCAGTATCTATGATCGGTGCAGATAAAATTTCATTACCAGGTAAATCTGCAACAGATGAACAATGGAATGAAGTATATAATAAATTAGGCAGACCAGAATCTGCTGACAAATATACTTTAGAATTTAAAACTGATGTTGCATCTATTGATGAAAATACCATAAAAGGTTTTGCACAAAATGCTTATAAATTAGGTTTAAATAATAAACAAGCTCAAGGCATATTAGAGTTTTATAAATCAAAACTAGAAAGCTCTGCAAAAGAAATGAATGTAAATATGGAATATGCTCAAGAACAAGCAGCTAATTCATTACGAGCAGAATGGGGTAAATCTTATGATGAAAACTTAAGAAAAGCATCTTCAATTGCTCAAACATATTTAGAACCAGAACTTCTAGATACTCAATTAAGAGATGGTAGTAGATTAGGAGATAATCCTAAAATCATAAAAGCATTTGCTAACATTGCTAATCTATTATCTGAAGATAAGATTATTGGAACAGAAGCTGATAATGTTCTTCAAGGTAGAGAAATTGAAAAAGAAATTGAAGAATTAACATCTGATAGACAAGGTGCTTATTGGAATAAAACTCACCCTAATCACAATAAAGTTGTAAATCAGGTGCTTGCATTAAGAGAAATGCTTACGCAATAAATTTATTGCAATTAAATAAAAAATACTATATTTAGATTTCTAGGGTAATTTTTAATTAAATTACCTTAGAAATTGTAAGACAATTCTATTAGAACCTTATTCATATTGGAACCTTACATGCCTGTTGGAAAGACAACCGACTAACAGTCGTAAAATGCAAGATAGCCTATCTATAAGGTGGACAACTTTCTGAAACTAAACTTAAACTAAACTTAACAAAAGGAAATGACAGTATGTCAAATCAAATAACAACTGCTTTTGTACAGCAGTATAGTTCAAACGTACAAATGCTGTCCCAACAAATGGGATCGTATTTAAGAGGAGCTGTGGATGTTGAGTCGGTAGTAGGAAAGAATGCTTTCTTTGATCAAGTTGGTAAAACAACTGCTCAATTGAGAACGTCTCGTCATGCTGACACTCCACAATTAGATACACCTCACTCTAGAAGAAGAGTATCTCTTGCAGATTATGAGTGGGCAGATCTAATAGACAATGCAGACAAAGTTAGATTATTAATTGATCCAACTTCTTCTTATGCAAAAGCTGCGGCTGCTGCTATGGGAAGAGCTATGGATGATATAATCATATCAGCTTTAGGTGGAACATCTTTTTCAGGTGAAACTGGATCTACTTCTGTATCGCTACCAGCGACACAGAAACCATTTTCAAGTTCTCAAACTGATGGTCTAACTATAGCTAAACTTTTGGAAGCAAAAAGACTATTAGATGCAGCAGATGTTGATCCATCTATACAAAGATATTTTGTGTGTGGACCAAAACAAATCTCTGATCTATTAGGAACAACTCAAGTAACTTCTAGTGATTTCAATACAGTTAAAGCATTAGCACAGGGTCAAGTAGATTCTTTCCTAGGCTTTAAATTTATTGTTAGCAATAGATTGTCATTTGATGCAACTAACACTGACGACAGACTAGCTTATGCATTTACACAAGACGCTATTAAATTAGCGATTGGTCAAGATGTTATAGCGAGAATTGATGAGAGAGCTGATAAGTCTTACAGCACTCAAGTTTATTATGCTATGAGCATTGGTGCAACTAGAATGGAAGAAGAAAAAGTTGTGCAAGTTGCTTGTGATGAATAATCTAACAATAGGAGAATAAAACATGGCAAACGTAAATACAGATCTAGTAACTAATTTTGTTGCTGTTCCTCAGGTATTAAATCCTGCTCAACAGTTACAAGGTGTAAAAAGAGTTGCTAGTGGAACAATAGCTTTAGCTGCTGGTGATTTAAGTGCTAACGATACAGTTATGTTAGCACCTATTCCTAGCAATGCTAGTATTATTTCAATCAAGTTATTTAATGATGACTTAGATTCAGGTAGTACAAATACTGCTGACGTTGGTTTATATAAACAGGATTTAACTGTTTTAGATGCTGACGCTTATGCCTCTGCGATTACAGATCTTAGAGGAGCTGTAAAAACAGGAACTGAAGTAGCATTTGAAGCTAGAGACATTAACAAAATGGGACAAAAAGTTTGGCAAGATGCTGGACTTTCTTCTGATCCTGCACTTACTTTCTTCGTAGGAATTAATTTTTCTGCGGCTGGTGATACTGCTGGTGATCTAAGTTTTGTTATTGAATACTCAGTAAATTAATATTAGTTATTAATTAATAGTGGGGATTAAAATCCCCACTATAAGTTAATGAAAAAAACAAACGAAATAAAAACTATTTTACATTTACAAAATAAAGATTATATCTATCGCTATGTTTTAGTTGATAGATTTAAACATACATCAACTGCACATCATGGTTTTGATAAAGATCTAGAATTAACAGAAGAAGAAATATTTGCTTTGGTTAAACCTAGACAATTAAGACGCAAATATATTATAAAGAAAGAATAGTATGGCTTCAGTTGTTCAAATATGTAATGGTGCTTTAAATCAATTAGGTGCATCTACAATTTTAACACTTACAGAAGATTCCAAAAACGCTAGGCTTTGCAACGCTAGATATGAAAATATAAGAGATGCAGTATTTAGACATCATCCTTGGAATTGTTTACAAAAAAGATTGTCATTACCAGCCGATACAGAAACTCCAATTTGGGGTTTTACAAAACAATTTACGTTACCTGCAGATTGTTTAAGATTACTTAGAATATTAGATTACGATTCTGATTATGTAATAGAAGGTAGAAAAATATTATCTAATAGTTCTACAATGAAAATATTATATATTTCAAGAGTTACAGATCCTAATGAATACGATGAATTATTAAGAGAGGTTTTATCTGCTGCTTTAGCTGCTGATATTGCTTATGCAGTTACATCATCTAATCCTGTTGCAACACAAATGTATCAGCTTTACCAAGAAAAATTAAAAGATGCTAGATTTGTAGATTCAACTGAAGGATACAACACAGATCAAGAATTAGGATCATCATCTGTTATAGATACAAATACATTTATAAACTCTAGGTTTTAAAAACCATGGCTAGAGTTGCTGTACAATTAACAAACTTTACTGGTGGTGAATTATCGCCACGACTAGATGGTAGAAATGATTTAGCTAAATATTCATCTGGTTGCAAAACCTTACAGAACATGGTTGTATATCCTCATGGCTCTGCAGCTAGAAGACCAGGTACTACATTTGTAGCAGAAGTTCAAACATCATCAGCTAAAACAAGATTAATACCTTTTGAATTTTCAACAACACAAACTTACATTATAGAATTTGGTAATCAGTATATTCGTTTTTATAAAGATGATGGTGCAATATTAGAGTCAAATAAAACTATTACAAATATTACTCAAGCAAACCCAGGTGTTGTTACATCAACAGCTCATGGTTATTCTAATGGAGATACTATTGTTATTTCTGGTGTTGTAGGAATGACACAAGTAAATGGCAAAAGATTTAAAGTAGCAAACGTTACAGCTAATACATTTCAATTACAAAATATAGATGGAAACAATGTTAATACATCTTCTCATACTGCTTATACTTCTGGTGGTATAGCAAACAGAGTTTATACAGTAGTTACAACTTATTTAACTGCAGATTTATTTCAAATTAAATATGCTCAATCAGCAGATGTTATGTATTTATGTCATCCTGATTATTCAGTTAAAAAATTATCAAGAACTGGACATACCTCTTGGACTATTACAGAAGTAGATTTTACAAATGGTCCATACTTAGATGACAATACTACAACTACAACATTTGGTATGTCTGCACATACAGTAGGATCTGGCAGAACTTTAACTGCATCTTCTATAACAGGAATAAATACTAACACAGGTTTTCAATCAACTGATGTTGGCAGACTTTTTCGTTTTAGAGATGGTTATGGAGAAATAACAGCTTATACCAGTACAACAGTTGTAACAGTAACAGTTATAGAAGATATGGGTTCTTCATCTAATTCAACTGACTGGGCATTAGGAGCTTTCTCAGATACAACTGGTCATCCTTCTTGCGTAACCTTTTATGAACAACGATTAGTATTTGCAGGAACAGAAACACAACCACAAACTTTATATTTTTCTAAATCAGGTGATTATGAAAACATGGATGAGAATAGAGGTGGAACGATTGCAGATGATGATGCAATTATTTATACCATTGCTTCTAACCAAGTTAATGCAATTCGTTTTTTATCTGCAACACGAACTCTAATTGTAGGAACAGTAGGTGGAGAATTTTCAGTATCAGGAGGTGGTACAGATGATCCTGTAACTCCAACAAACATATTAATTAAAAAACAATCTAACCATGGCTGTGCAAATACAGATGCTATTCCTGTAGGAAACGTAACTTTATTTTTACAACGTGCTAAAAGAAAAATTAGAGAATTAGCTTATAATTTTGACGTAGATGGTTATGTAGCACCTGACATGACAATTTTAGCAGAACATATTTCTGAAACTGGTTTTAATGAAATGTCATATCAACAAGAACCTAATCAAATCATTTGGGCTGTAAGAGAAGATGGTCAATTAGCTGGTTTAACTTATCAAAGAGAACAACAAGTTGTTGCTTGGCATAGACATATATTTGGTGGTTCGTTTAGCACAGGTAGTGCTGTGTGCGAAAGCGTTGCAACTATTCCAACTAATGACAAAGAATATCAAACATGGGTTATTGTAAAACGTACTATTAATGGTGTTACAAGACGTTATGTTGAATATATTAATGATTTTGATTTTGATGAAGATGATAATACAGATTTTAATTTTTTAGATTCACAACTTTCTTATTCTGGTTCTGCAACGATTACGATTACTGGTTTAGATCATCTTGAGGGACAAACTGTATCTGTTCTCGCAAATGGTTCAACTCATCCTGATAGAACAGTATCTTCTGGATCTATAACTTTAGCACGATCATCTACTAAAGTTAAAGTTGGTTTACCTTACACATCATTATTACAAACTATGAGAATAGATGCTGGATCTCAAAATGGTACATCACAAGCTAAAACTAAAAGAATTTATAACATTACAGTTAGACTTTTTGAATCTATTGGTGTAGAGGTTGGACCAAATTTATCTAATATGGAAGCTATTCCATTTAGATCTTCAGCAGCATTAATGAATACTGCTATTCCTGTATATACTGGTGATAAGGAAATAGAGTTTAGAGGAAATTATGAAACAGATGGACATATTTTTATTCGTCAAACTCAACCTTTACCTTTAACAGTTTTATCATTATATCCAGAATTAATTACAAATGATGGTTAATAAATTAATTATAATTCCTTATAAACAAAATCATGGAAAAATTATTATGCAATCACAAATGAATCATATCCTTATACAAAAAGATGCAAAATTTATTATTAACAATACTAATAAAGAATGTATGGATTTAGAACAAAAAAATATGGCGTTTACAGGTTTAATTAATGATGAAATAATTGCAGCATCTGGTATGAAAAGAATATGGGGTAATGTTGCTGAGGGTTGGTTTCTTGGCAAACAAGAAGTTTGGAATTATCCTATAACCATTGCAAAGGCTGTAAAGCAAAACATAGATTATATTGCAACATCTAATAATATTAAAAGATTACAAACAGCAGTTAGAGCTGACTTTGGAATTGGAATTAGATTTGCTAAGTGGTTAGGATTTACTAACGAAGGTTTAATGAAAAACTATGGTTTTGATGACACAGATCATTACCGATTTGCAAGGATTTACTAATGTCATTTGCAGCACCAGCATTACCATATATATCAGTAGGTTTAGGAATAGCACAGTACAAACAACAAGGTGCTGCAGGTAAATTTAATCAAGCAATTCAAAATCGTAATGCACAAATATCTGAGCAAGAATCTGCTCAAATACAAAAACAATTAGAATTTGATTTAGCAAGATTTGATCAACAGTTTGGTAAAATACAAGGTGCAACTACAACATCAGTATTAAAGTCTGGTGCAGCATTAGAAGGATCTGGATTAAGATTATTAAGAACTAATGCTATTGAAGCACAATTACAAAAAAATATTATAGAATATAATTCTAAAGTTGGTCAAGCAAAAAAAATGGAAGAAGCAAATTTTTATAGAATACAGGGACAGATTGCGAGACAACAAGCAAGATCTGCACAGTTAAGTACATTATTTTCAACTGGAACATCTTTACTTACAATGGGTGGAAGTTTTGGTGGAGCAAAAAAATTTGATGGTGCTAATTCTTTTAGTCAGTACGCATCTAATCCAACAGGTTATTCAGGATCATTCTAATGCCAAGAATACCTACATTTACAACACAGGCAAGACCAACAGCAGAAGTAGGTGCTGTTCAAACTGGAATACAAGCACCACTAGATAATACATTAACAAAAATTGGTGCAGTAGTTGCAGATTATTATACTAAAGCAGAACAAGCATCTAATGTTCTTGAAGCACAAAAAATTAAAAATGCAAACATAGATAAGATTTCTGAATTAATAAGAGTTTCTGGAAATATATCTAATCCTAGAGTTGCATCTGAAACATTTTCAAAAGGATATAGAGATATAGTTAATGAATCATTAGCAGGTATTAGTAATTCAAATCTTAAAACATTAGTGCAAAGCAGTTTTAATGATGATGAATATAAGTTTAAATATCAAGTATCAAATGCTAGTGGTAAATTATTAGAAACAGAAACTAAATCTATATTAGATCAAACAACTACAACTCTTATTGCTGAATCATTAAAAACAAATAATCCAAAAATTATAAAACAATTACCAAATGAATTAATTACTTTTTACGAAAAATATAACAATGTAGATGCAAATCTAGTTAATGTTTATAAACAAGCATTAACTAAAAAAATAGAAGTTGGAAGTTTTTATAACAACCTTAATTTAGATCCAGCAGCAACATATAAATCATTTGAAGCTGGTGCTTATCCATCTTTAGTTGGCGAAGAAAGACAACAATTTAAAGATAAAGCATTATCTGAAATTACTAAGCAAACAACATTATTAGAAAAAAAAATTACTTTTCAATCATCAAGAGTATTTAATAATAAGTTTAAAGATATGTTTGATGGTGCTTTTTCTCAAGATGATATTGTTAATGATGCAGATATAAAAGGAATACCAATATTTAATCAGAAAATGCTTAATTTAAATAATAATATTCAAGCTGGAAAAGTAACTAAAATTCCAGATTTTGATAATGTATTAGATACAGCTAAAAAAATATTAAATGGAGATATTAAAAATCTACAACAAGATTATAGATCTGGATTTGAATTAATATCTAAATCTATTTTAGATAGAAGTGATAAGTTTTCTAAGGAATCTTATAATACATTTGGTAAAATATTTCAAAATATTGATAATCCACAATTTGTAGATCAGCATAAAAAGTTTTTTGATTTTATTGATAAAGCATCTATTTCTGTAAAGAAAAGTCCAAATTATAAAAATTTAGATGCTGATTATAATAAAAGATTAGATGAATTTTATAATGAAATGTATTCAAGATTTCAAAATGGTATTGCAACTAAAAAGAATACAAATGATTTATTAAATCCAAAATCTCCAGATTATATAGCAAAAGATTTATATAAATTTATTCCAGATTCAGCAGATATTATGAAAGGATTGTATCAAGGAGTTGTTCAACAAGATATTAAAAAAATAACAATACAAAGATTACCAGGCGAATCAATAGCAGATTATAAAAAAAGAATAGGTAAATAAATGGATCTAAATCAGTTAAAAGAAGCTGGTTTTAATGACCAAGAAATTCAAGATTATGTTGCAAAAGAATCCAAGCAATTACTTAATGCTGGATTTAATGCTCAAGAAGTTAATAAATATTTTGGTATTAAAGAACTTAATACAACAGAAATTAAAAGTTATTGGCAATCCATTAAAGATTCAATCGTTCAACCAATAATCCAAGCTGGAAAGAAAAAAGAAGAAGTAAGAACTGTAATTCAAGAAGGATTAGTTGGTAAAGAATTTGATTATGATCTTTATCTTGAAAGAGGTTTTGGTAAATCAATTAATTCATTAAGAAAAGCGTATGAAACAACTGGAGTTCTTCCAGATGTATTTACTACAAAAGAACCAGAAGATACTGGATATGTAGAAGGATTTATAGAAAGAGGTGCAACTTTATTTGCAGATCTACCTTACTATCTTGGAGGTGCTTTAGCTGGTTCACCTGCTGGACCAATAGGTGCTACCGCAGGTGCTGGATTAGTTGCAGGTGGTATAAGAGAAATGTATATGACTGCTTTACAAAAAGGTGATGTTGATACATTTGAAGAATGGTGGAAAATATTTGTTAATGAAGGAATTAAAGCTGGTGCTACAGAAGCAGCACAATTAGTTGTTGCATCTAAACTTCCATCATTTCTTGGACCAGTTGGTAAAAATTATTTTGGTAAACTTACTGGACAAGTTGTTGGATTCGAAGGAACTGGTGCATTAATTAGAGGAGAACTTCCAACTAAAGATGATTTAATTTATTCAACAGGATTTTTTGCAGCATTTGGATTAGGTGAACTAGGTGCTAGAAAAGCAATAGAACAAGTTAAGAAGACAGGAAAAAAACCTGCGGAAGTTTATGAAGATACTATTGTAGATCCAACTATTAGAGAAGACATTGGTAGTAAAAACATAGAAATAGCTAGAACTTATGAACCAATAGTTGAAAAAAAAGTAGAACCACCAAAGGTTATAGAAACAATTAAATCAGAAAAATCTATAGATCCAGATGTGGCAAAAGTACAAGAAAAAATATCTTTTGATCCTGTAGAAGTTAAAACATCTTTTAAAGATTTAAAAAACAATTTAGTATTTAATTGGTTAGATAGATTACATCCAATATCAAGAGCTGTTGCTGAAGCTGAAAAAGTAGGAGTTAAAGCACCAGAGGGAACTCTTAATCCTTACGAACTTGCTAGATTGCAACCAGGAATGATTAGTAGAGGAGAACATTTTTTAAAATATGGAACATTAGATTTTAAAACTTTAGAAAATAAAAGCCAACCATTAATAACAATATTAGAACCTATAATTAGAGATACAGCAACTTATAAAGAATTTGGTGCTTATGCTATTGCCAAGAGAGCAATAGAAAAATCTAAACAAGGATATGAAACTGGTATTGATATAAAAGCAGCAGAAAATACAGTTAGAAAATTAGATTTTAAATATAAAGAAACATTTAAAAAATTAGGAGAATATCAAAACAACTTATTAAAATATTTAAAAGACTCAGGAATTGTAAATGAAAAAACATATAATGCAATTTTAGAAGCAAATAAAGATTATGTTCCTTTCTTTAGAGTATTAGAAGACTTAGGTAAAAATGGAACTATTTCTAAATCAGTTGCTAATCCTCTTAAAAGATTTAAAGGAAGCGAAAAAGTAATCGTAGATCCTATTGAAAGCATTTACAAAAATACATTACATTTTGTAACATTAGTTGAACGTAATCGTTCATTAGTTGAGTTTGTTAAAATGGTTGAGCAAACAAAAAAAATAGATCCAACTTCTTTTCTAGATATATCTAAATCAAAACCTAAAATAACAAGAACCAAGATTACATTAGAAGAATTAGAAAATGTTGTTCCTGATATATCTAAAATAGATAAAACTGCATTAGAAAATTTTGAAGTATTTAGAAGAAACCAACAACAACTTGGCAAAACTGAAGTTGCTATATTTAGAGATGGTAAAAGAGAAGTTTGGGATTTAGGTTCTGATTTATCTAGATCATGGAAGTATTCAACTGATGTATCACAAAAATTAGTTAGTAGTATTATTAGTTTACCCACAAGAACATTAAGAGCTGGAGCTACGTTAGCACCTGAGTTTTTTTTAAAAAATGCAATGAGAGATACAATGTCTGCTACTGCGTTTAGTAGAAATGGATTTAAACTAGGATTAGATACAGCAAGAGGAATGTTAATTCAAATTTATTCTAAATTTGGAAAAGAAAAAGAATCTAAAATATATCAAGATTGGATTAAATCTGGTGGACCACAATCTTCTTATGTAGCTTTTGATAAAAATTATTTTTCAAAAAATATTGCAAAAGAATTAACATCAAGACCAGTTTATAATGTTGTTACTAAACCATTAGAAACATTAAGAATAATGACTGAGTTTTTTGAAAATGCAACAAGACTTGGTGAGTTTCAAAAGGCTTATACAAATGCAATTAAAAAAGGATTAAATCATAAACAAGCAGTTGAAAGAGCTGGATTTGAAGCTAGAAATATATCTATAGATTTTCAAAGAATGGGTGCAAAAATGGCTGCAGTTAATTCTGTAGTTGCATTCTTTAATGCTAGAGTTCAAGGTTATTTAAAATTATATGAAACATTTAAAAATCCAGAAACAAGATCTAAAGCATTATATATAGTTGGTGCTAGTATTACTTTACCATCTATTCTTCTTTGGATTGCGAATAATGAAGATGAGAGATATAAAGAATTACCACAGTGGCAAAAAGATTTATTTTGGATTGTAATTACTGGTGAAGGTAAAGATAGTATTGTTTGGAGAATACCTAAACCATTTGAATTAGGTTATGTGTTTGGAACTTTACCAGAAAAACTTTTAGATTTTGTTAAAACAAAAGATCCAACTCCTATTAAAAAATTTATAGAAACTTTAGCATTTGATAATGCAACAAGTTTAATGCCGATTCCTGATATTATTAAACCTTTAGTAGAAGCATGGAGTAATAAAAGTTTATTTACTAAAAAACCAATAGTACCAAGATCTTTAGAAGAATTATTACCTGAATATCAATATACAGAATATACTTCTGAAACATCTAAAATATTAGGAAAATTAATTAGACAAATATCTGGTGAATATTCTGGTATATCTTCTCCTGTTAGAATTGAATCAACAATTAATAACTGGACTGGTACATTAGGTAGAACATTTACAACAGTATTAGATAAAGTATTAATTGCTTCTGACATCATAGATGATCCAATTAAACCAGAAGATACATTAGCTGATATACCTGTGATTAGAGCATTTGTTGTTCGTAATCCTTCTGCTGGTTCTGAATATATAAGTACATTCTATGATAAATATGACAAGGTTAGTAAAATATTTAATTCAATAGATACTTTACAAAGAGCTGGTAATTTTGAAGAAGCTAATAAATTATTAACTAATCTTCCAATGGAAGCTACTATTTTAAAAACAACTTACAAATTAATTCAAGATAATGATAAAAGAGTCAGAGATATTTATAATAGTAAGTTTTTTACTCCAAATGAAAAAAGACAATTAATAGATGAGTTATATCGTAATATGATTGATATGAGTAAATATTCTTTAGAAACAATAAAAGATATTAAATAATATAGACACAACGATTAAAATATAATAAAGGAATTTTATGACAATATCTTCAACTACAGTTAAGAATAGTTATGATGGTGATGGTTCAACTACTACATTTACATACACATTTAAGATATTCCAAGATTCAGATATTCAAGTAATTATTCGTGCTTCTAATGGTACAGAAACTACTAAAACATTAACAACCCACTATACAGTTACAGATGCTGGTGTATCAGCAGGTGGTACAGTTATATTTACTGCAGGTAATATTCCAACATCTACACAAAAAGTTATATTAAGACGTAACATTCCACAAACACAAGCAATAGATTATATTGCTAACGATCCATTCCCTGCTGAATCCCATGAAGAAGGATTAGACAGAGCAACAATGGCAATTCAACAAATTCAAGAAGAAGTTACACGATCATTAAAATTATCTAAAACAAACACAATGACATCTACAGAATTTACTGTAGGTGATACAGATCGTGCTAATAAAGTTTTAGCTTTTGATTCTAGTGGTGAATTGTCAGTTACTCAAGAGCTTGGAACTTTCAGAGGTAACTGGGCTACCGCAACATCTTATAATGAAAGAGATTTAGTTAAAGACACATCTACAGGAAATATATTTATTGTTAATACTGCACACACATCTGTTGGTTCTCAACCACTAACTTCAAATGCTGAAGCAGCTAAATATACTTTAATTGTAGATAATGCATCAGCTTCTGCCAATGCTAATGCTGCAGCCAATCATGCTTCCAACTCTTCAAACTTTGCTAACAATTCATCTAATAGTGCTAATACTGCAGCAAACCACGCTAGTAACGCATCTAACCATGCGTCTAATGCTTCTAATCATGCTTCTAATGCTTCTAATAGTGCAACCAATGCTGCTGCATCTTTAGCTAGTGTAAGTGCTAACGCAAACGCATCTGCTAATCACGCAGCAAACTCATCTAACTTTGCAAACAATTCTAGCAACAGTGCTAACTCTGCATCTAATCATTCTAGTAATGCTTCTAATTTTGCTAACAATGCTTCTAACCACGCATCAAATAGTTCTAACTTTGCAAATAACTCTAGCAATTCTGCAAATAATGCTAGCAATCATGCTAGTAATGCGTCTAACCATGCAAGCAATTCTGCTAACCATGCATCAAACAGTTCTAATCATGCGTCTAATAGTTCTAACCATGCTGCAAACTCTAGTAACTTTACAAACAACTCTAGCAATCATGCTTCAAACTCTAGCAACTTTGCTAACAATTCAAGCAACCATGCAAGCAACGCATCTAATGCTGCTAACGCTGCAAACTCAGCAAGAGATGCTGCACTAGCTGCTGCTGATAATTTTGATGATACATACTTGGGACAAAAAGCAAGTGATCCAACACTTGATAATGATGGTGATCCATTAACACCAGGTGATTTATATTTTAACAATAGTTCAAATACATTAAAATATTATACAGGTTCTACTTGGCTAACTGTAGAAGCTACTGATACTAGCAATTTTGCTACTAGAGGATTTAGTATTGCAATGTCAATCGCATTATAATAAGCATAAACAATGGCACAAAACTTTAGACGATTTACAAGCAACAACGTAGGTACTTCTACTGCAACACTTTTTACAGCTAATTCATATGATACAGTAGTTGGAATATCAGTTGCTAATATTACAGCAGCATCTGTTAATGCAGATGTTTTTATTAATGATGGCACTAACGATATTCATTTAGTTAAAAAT